TATCCTATAACTTGTATATTTAATCTGATCTGATACTAAATGAAGTATGTCCAGTAAGTATGCTTTAGGTAGAATATTTCACAACCAACTCATACCTCAATTTGTACAAGCTAGAAAGAAACTAGGTATCAGTCAGTTAGAAATGGACGAGATACTCGGAGTTGCAAAAGGTCTTGTATCAAAATGGGAAGTTGGTATAAGAAAGCCTAGTGGATTCTTGTTCTGTTGTTGGGCTGATTCACTCAAAATGCAATTAAAACTAGTTGCTAAAAATGGAGGTGCAAACCATGTTAAACCCAGACGTTAAACTTAATGAGATAACGAATGATCCTATTGCTAATAAAGTAATAGACATAATTTGCAAAAGACATGTGTTAGGTATGGAAAAATTCGGTAAGACAATGGAAGCGAATGATAAACCATTTGATCATTGGATTGATAGTACGATTGAAGAACTCATAGATGCTATTCATTATCTAGTTAAAGCTAGAACCGTAGTTGACAAATTCAAATCTAAAAACGAAAGCTTAGAAAAAATGTTTAAAGAATTTAGAGAAGAAACATTTAAAGTTGCAACGAAACAAACATTACCACCAGGTACACAACCAGGTTGTGCTGATTGGATAGAACCAACAGCAGAAGATTTAAAAGAAGAAACTGTTCAAGAAAATATTAATGAAGAAAAAGTAAGTAGTAAAAATTGGTATGCAAATCAAGGAGTTAAACCACCACCAAAAGGCGATAAAGAAAATGGAAATAAAGAGAAGGATAAGACCTGACTACTCAGCATACCATGTTCGAAAACAATTTTGGTTAATGAAACTGTTAAAGTTTTATCGAAGCATAGAGTTCGATGATGAAGTATATCTAGCCTTTGCAAAAAGAATCTTTGAAAAAAAGATAGATCAAAAACAATTAGAACAAATAAATAAACTAATGGTAGAAGATGAAAAAAGAAAGAAAGCAAAATTCGAAAAGAGAAGAAAATATACGCTTCAAAAAATGGGCGGAAGAATATTTAGATAAGAAAATGAATGAACTTAAAGAAAAAGATTTAAAGAAATCCAAACACTATTTGAAAATAGGAGGAACGATATGAACAAAGTATTGCTAGTGATTGCACTACTATTTGTTTTGAATGCTTGTTCGATAGGTAAGAAGTGTACCTATACTCAAGATGGGACTAAGGTTTCATCATGGGTATGGTTCTATGCAGATAAACCTATTGATCTAGACAAAATGAATTGTAATTAGAAAGGAATAAAATGAAAGCAGAGTTTGACCGAAGTAAAGGAGTCGGTGGCAGTGATGCTACACGATTATACGAAGGGGACTGGTATCAGTTGTGGAGTGAAAAGACAGGTGAAACACAACCCGCAGATTTATCAAAGGTATTACCAGTACAAATGGGAAGGCATACAGAATCATTTAACATCCATTGGTACGAACAAGAAACAGGTAACGTAGTTAAAGATCAACAAAAGTATTTTCAAATGGATAAGTACCCTCATATCTATGCTCATATAGATGGTGTTGCATGGGCTGGAAAATATAAGGAAGGATTATTAGAATGCAAACATACAAATGCTTTTAATAATTCAGGGAAAGTAGTTAATAAATACGCTGCACAAATTCAACATTATTTAATGGTAACAAAAGAGAAGAAAGCATTTCTATCTGTCATATATGGCAACATGAAGTATGACATTACTGAAGTGGAAGCTAATGAAGAATTTCAAAATAAGTTATTAGCTGCTGAAGTTCTGTTTTGGTACTATGTAGAAAATAAGAAAGCTCCACCTGACTTGGTTAGTTGGAGTACATTTAAAGATCTAGGTAAAAGGATAACTCAAAATGGATCAAACAAAAAGCTCATATCCCTTCTCTCCAGGGTACAGTAAGACTGCTGATACTTCGGTAGAAGCGGCAGAGTTAATTGCTGCTGGAGCTAAAACAATTCGCATTAAAGTATTCAATGTTATTAAAAACAAAAGAAGCTTTGGTGCTACTGCAGATGAGGTAGCTGAATTGTTAAATCTTAGTAGCTTTACAGTTAGACCAAGAGTGACGGAACTATATAAGTTAGGTGACATTGAACGACAAGATAAAAGAAAGAATGTTAGTACAAGAAATGCTTATGTTTATATAGTAAGTAAAAAATATAATACTGAAAGGAGTAATATATGATTGAAGATGTAAAAAATACAGATCTATGGGATAAATTTAAACATACTAATCCCCTGTATACTAAACCATTTCCAAAGTTTGGTAAGACTCTAACAACAATTGATCCTATGTATCAGATCATGACAATGACCAGGGTATTCGGACCAGTTGGTAAAGGTTGGAGTTACGATTCTAAATTTATCTATACAGATGCAAATGTATTCGCTGAAGTTAAGATAGTATATATGATCGATGAGATATGGCACAAATATGGACCAGTGTCTTCGGTATGTGCTTTGTATAGGAAAGATGGAAAACTAGATGACGAAGCTCCAAAGAAAGCTTTGACTGATGCGATGACAAAAGCGTTCAGTCATTTAGGAGTAAGTGCTGATGTATTTCTCGGCATGTTTGACAATGTAAAATACGTTCAAACTATGAAAGAGAAATTCAATAGTAATTCAGATGGTATAAAAAGTAAGATAGTTAAAATAACAAAGGAGAAAGAATGATAAACAAAGTCATTTTATTAGGTAGACTAGGTGCTGATCCTGAGATCGGAACAACCAGTCTAAACGCAAAGTTCGCCAAGTTATCTTTAGCGACTAACAGGTCGTGGAAAGAAAAAGATGGTGAGAAGAAAACTGTAACTACCTGGAATAAGATTAAAGTATTTGATCCTAATCTTGCAACCACTTTAGAAAAGTATGCAAGTAAAGGTACGATGCTTTATGTCGAAGGAGAACTGGATAACAGATCATATAAGGATAGCAATGATGTCCAAAGATTTGTTACTGAAGTTCTTGTTCCAAGAGTTCGTGGACAGATCAGATTAATAAGCGATACTAAAAAGTCTGTTGATGGAAAAGATGAAGATGCAAATACAGATGCAGAAGAACCTTTTCAAAAACAATTAGATGCAGAAGAACCTTTTCAAAAACAATTTTAAATAATTATTAGATGATATTATCTTAAGCTATGAAAATAAATAGCTATAGTCTAGTATAGGGGTTGCGGCGATGATAACCAAACACAACCCCGATTAAAATTCTGAAATTTGATAGACAACTATCAGATAGGTTTAACTATCTCACCTTAAGTAGATATGAAATGTAACTAGGTTCGTTAAGGCGAATCTTTTACAACTTCGAGGGAAGGCGGACAAGTAGTTACGTTAGATAACATCTCCCTTACTACACTCATTGGCTTAATGAGGTTCGCCTTCTTTAAAAGTGCGTTCTCTATCTTATATAAGTTGCTACACATATCGCATGTATTACGATCTTAAGAAAATAATGCAAGAAAGAGGTTTAGATTTAGAGAAATGTCTTTCATCAACTGATAATTTAATGCAAGAGATAGTGCATGATATATTTTCAGGAACAAACATAGATCAATTACAAGTAGCTCTTGTTTCTTCTGTGATTAATGTTGCTGACTTCTATAAGTGTAAGGAATTTTCTATCCTATTAATGAAATCTGCTTTAGCTCAACTTGAATCTGAAGCTTTTGTTGAATCAGGTCGTAAGCTCCATTAAAGCTCACAGATACACGTTCAAATTGATAGGTACATAGACAAGGGATAACCCCTAAATCGTAGTATACGAGGCTTCTATGGGCTTCTATAGGCTAGATATTTATCGAAGCAAGACTTTTTAATGGAATGACAGAAGTTTTTAAGTTCAGCATTAATGATCCAACCTCCTTCATTTGATAGGTGTTCTTTACCGCATATCTTACACTTACCACAAACATAGACCGTATGTTTTTTTCTTATCAAGGATATTTCATCATCTCTTTAGCATCTTTTCTTAACTTACGTACCTGTGATTTAAGATGCCAAATAAGTTTTTCTAAATTAGAATTTTCTTCAGCAAGTCTTTCGCATTGAGTACATCTAGATAACTTAGACTCATTTTCATAAGTCAAATTTTCATTATCTACTTTACTCATTGAAAATTTAGTTTGCTAAAATATAAATGGCAATAATTCCTACCACTATAGCAGCAGATATCTTTGGATTAGCTTTTGCTAATGTCCAAAGTTGTTTTATTTTTTCCATATGACTCCTTTTTCCATTTGTTATAACCTTTGATCCATACATAGTGGTAATCACGATGTTTCCATCGTTTATCCCAAGCCCAAGAACTGATCTTACTACCATAGGTTTCTAATAATGCCAATATATAATCTCTAATCATCGTCCTCCTTAGGGCGTACTACTCCGAATATGATGGTATAGTTCATCTTTGTACTTGACTCAAAGCCATCATCTTTAGCAAAAGGTTTTGTAGTAAAGCCAACTTTATGTCTGACATTCTTAAAATCACACGCATATAATTTTCTTAAAAAGAATATGTAATGTTTATTCATCTTGTTGTTTCTTCTTCTTCTTCTTCTTCTTTTTATTATTCTTCTTAATTTGATTATTAATAACCTTTTTATTCTGTTTCTTCTTTATCTGTTTAAGTTTTTGTTTAACAAAAGTAGAGTTCTTTTTAATTTGTTTTGATAGAATGACTTGTCCTTGTTGAAGTTTAAAGACTTGTTCTTTCATACTCCAGGTTTCGTGAAGATTCCAGCCAACCAATGCAATGAGGGCGGCGAGAGCCATACCAATTATTTTATCCTTTAGATCCATTTATTTTCCATTTCTTTTTTTAAACATGTCTAGTCCAGGCTTCAGACCATATATACTTCCAAAGATTCCAACTGTTAACCAAACAAACCATTGAGGTAGTTGATTAAAATATAAAAAAAAGAGATCGAGTTTCTCTTTAGCCTGGGGATCTTCACTGAAAACTGACCAAGCGATCAGAGCTATGGGCAAACAAATTATGAGAAGGACCAGTTCGTCTTTCCAGCCTTTTTCGTGGCTAGTTAACACCTGTCCCTTGTATTCAATCTCACCTTTTGCCATGCGTTCTGCATGTAACAGAGCAGCATCAGACATATATCTTTTTTGGTTCTGTCTATTTTGATAGACATGTAAACCTGTCTTGGCTGCTAAACCTAATAAATTAAACCACATTAATATTCTCCTTCTTTAACCATTCTTGAACGTCAAAGCTTGGACACTCTTTACGTGTTTCAATTTCATTATGACCAATGATATGTTGAATTGTATATTTGTTTTGAAGATTTAAGATCAAAGCTTTTAAAGAAGTAAACTGATCAGGCTCAAAATTATTTACCCATTTACCATTAGCATCAGATCCCCCTGCGAGGCAAATTCCAATTGATCGATGGTTCGCTTTTATGGCATGAGCACCTTGCATAGATTCATCTCGACCAGGTTCTAGTGTACCATCTCTACGTACCACATGATGATATCCTATATCGTCCCATTTGTTTTCATCAACGTGCCATTCCCGGATTTTGTCTACACCAATATCCATATCAGCAGGTGTTGCTGAACAATGAATAACGATTGAGTCTGTTTTCTCTCGTTCTATCATTTATAGAAACCCTTCCACCACCAGGCAGAAAATTTCTTCCATTTCTTTTTCAACCATTTAACCATATTGTTTCTCCAATCTATCCATAGAAATAAATTGACTTTCTTGGATATGATTATCCCATATGCCTAGTTCAACTATACCCCATGACCATCCAGTCAGGTTAAGCTTTGCATACTCTTCAATATAACCAAATGGCAACGCACAACC